ACCACATGTAAGAATTTACGAAATACCAAACTAAGAGAATGAACATGATGCAAGAATTATTGATGAAAGACCATTTCACTTATGCCTTGGTGATTGGCACAATCATCTTGAGTGTGACAGCTGGCTATTTCTTAGGCCACCAAGACAAGGCGGTTGTGTGTGCTCAATATATCACAGACCTTGAAGACCTTAAGGTCAAGAAAGCTACCTGTGACACTGACTTGACAACCTGCAAAGGCAAAGGTGCTGCCAATGGTGTGCTTCAATGCAAGCCCATTTGTGACCAACAAGTGAAGGTTGCACTTGAGACACAGAAGGTTTGGCACTGTAATGATTAATATATTCTTAAGTGCTTTGCTTGTGCTTGTGCCTTTGAAGCCTGCCAATATTCCACCTAATTGGATTTACCTTGGTGAAAAGGTTGAACCAATCAAAGGAATCAAGGCTGAACGTGGCTTTGTCTTAACCTTTGAAGGTGCTGTCTTGACTGTACCTGACTTTATCAGAATAAAGAGCATCATCGAGGGGAGCAAAGACATTTGTGTTTATGCTGTGGATAGTGCCTTGAAAGAGTGCAGTGAAGGAATGACCAAGGCTTTGAGTGAAGCTCATGGAAGGGAAACCAACCACTTTGAAATCATAACTGCTTATGAATCAAGACTTGGCAAGTATGAGCTTCAAATTGGCAACCTTGAAACATCATTGCAGACTGAGCAGAAGAAGTCTAAAATGTTGTTATTCATTGCAAGTGGTCTTGGTGTTGTGGCCACCTTGTTCACCACTCTATACTTTGCAAAGGACTAGCATCATGGACATGAGCATGTTTGACATTGGAACAGTGCTGGCAGTACTTGGTTTATTCTACAAACTAAGTGCAGACAAGGCCGCACATGCTGAAGAGATGGGAAAGCTCAAGCAACAAGTCAGATCACTTGAAAGTCGTACAAGTCGCATTGATGATCGACTAGAGAGCATTGATGACAAGCTGGGAAACTTACTGACTGCAATCATCAAGCTAGAAACTATCATTGGACAGAAGGGGCAGTCTTAAGCGATTGCAAAACACCCTTCAACTTTTAAAGCATTTCAAGAAGACTAGCAAACACGTTCCAATCATTGGGGTCCATGTGACTGAGCATTCTTATTGCTTTCTTTTTGTCCTCCATTTCATTGGCCACAATAAGAGACTTGACGAAAGCACCACAAGCCAATCTTGGACCATACCAGGCAGGGCTTGCGGTCTCCAGGATGGGATATTCAGCAACAAAACCTTGGTGGATTGCTTCAACCTTTTCTTCTTCTCCTTTGTACCAATCAATATCAAAAGACCAAGACTTACGACTGACCTTATGAATGATGACATTGAAGAAGAATGATTCAAGCTCTTGGGCGGTCATGTCTGCAAGTTCTACCTGTTGACGTGATGTTGCTTGGTTCACTTCTTCAATAGGTATTTCATGCTCTTCACATACATTCAAGAATTCAGCTTCATTACTGAAGTTCCAAGGGCAATCTTCTAACTTAGTCTTTTTTTTTGGTTGCTCCTTTGGTGGTGCGGCTGGTGTTGGTCGAGTGCTGGGAACTTTCATTGGTTGTGGTCTTTGGCTGATATTCAACTCTTCACCAAGACTTTCTGCACTTATCTTTGCTCTCTCGTCATCACTCATGTTGGTGTTGTCTGCTATTTCATCGGCTGAGTAGATACCACTGACAGCATCGGGAAAGACAGCACGAAGACCCATTGTCAACACACGACTTCTTAACATTTGCAAAGGCATTTGTCGCCAATTACGGTTCTTAGTTAGCCCTTGAGCATCAGCCATCTCCATGGTGTAAGTGAACTCATGAACTATCTCTTGTGGTTCATCACTTCGAGCAAAGACCATTGAGCAGTGGTTAATATCCCAAGTGGTGATCTTCATGAATCTTACAAGGCCTGAACTTCTGCAGATACCTGCCATTGCATCAGCATTGAGGGAAGGCTTGCCACGAAGACAAAAGGACTGTGTAGATACAAGACCCATATCACCATTGAAGTGATGGCCAAATGAAGCATGACACTTAAGAAGGTCAAGTGGTGCTTGGTTGTCAAGTAGTGTTGCAATCTCTTTTGCTTCTTCAAGGTTCTTTGGTACATAGATTGATTGATACATTATGTTTCTCCTGTGGTTGTGTCAGTTTAAGGTCTTATTGGATCATGTCTGGTGTTCTTGGGAATTCGGGAAAGGTCTTGGCTGCCTTCAAGTGAACCTTCCAATCAATTTGGTGATTATCACACCAATCTTTTACTTCATCATAAGAAGGTGTGAAGGTATCACTACCAATCAATAGCTTTCTTTGATAAGGGCTTATTGCTGATCTTACCTTATCAGCACAGAAGGCAGCTTCATCAAATTCAATAGTTTGCAAGTAGGCTGAAAGCATCATCATTAAGACGATGGCTAAGAAGGCAAGGCCAACATCTTGGGCAAGTCTTTGGTCGGGTGTCATTGTCATTTTAGGTCTCCTGGTTGTTTGTGGTTTAAAAGTTGCGGTTAAAGGCCAAGGCTTCTTCTTGGTCTAGTTCGTCATCAAGGTCTTCTTCGTACTCTTCAACGTCGTTTTCTTCGGGGTCAAGAGTGTCATCTTCTGAGTCATATTCATCAATGCTGTTCTCAATAAAGTCATTCCAATCATCAATATTCATTGTTCTGTAACCTTTATAGTAATCTTGGGAATAAAGTCTGTGGCGGTGAAATAGTCAGTTTGAAAGGAAAGCACATTGGCTTGTTCTGCCAATGATTGTGCCAGCTCATCACTTGGCACTAAGTGATTGTTAATGATTCTTGACAAGTAGCCAAGTGTGATTCCTGTTCTTTCAGCGAGTAAAGAAAGTTTAACATGCTTTTTAAGAAACTGTCTTTTGTAGACCTTCATTGATTGTCTCCTATGGTCAAAGGTTGTGATGTATTGTTAACTTCTTTTTTTTGTCATGTCAAATAAATTTGTTGAAAAGTTTTTTTAAAGTTGATAAACCATATTTAGCTTTCATATACACAGGAGAAGAAACATGAAAGAACATGAAGTCAGAAAGGCCATTATGAGCCGCAAAGACCTTACCGATGGTGACAAGGTAGTCATGCTTGCGATACTCTTAACAGTAGATTGGGAAACATGGACCAATCCAACCAGCTTAAAAGCGATTGCAAATTTGACAGGCAAGAAACGACCAAACATTGTAAGACACTTCAAGAAGCTGGAGCAGTTAAAGCTGATAAGCAGAGATTGGTTTACAAGCCAAGTTTGCAAAGCTCCAATTATGAAAGTCCACCTTGAAAACATCAAGCAACCTGTTATCAATATGATAACACCACCTGTTATCAAGATGATAACACCCCGTTATCAAGATGATAACACCACCTGTTATCAAGATGATAATACCCCTGTTATCAATATGAGAACAGATGCTGTTATCAATTCGATAACACTAACAACTAACTTTAATAATCAATCTATATATCAATCTAATATCAATATGTATGGATTGAACGTTGGAGAGCTTTGGGGCGATGAATTAAGAGAAGAAGTAGAGGAGAATTTAAGAGCAAAGAAGGAAGGTGAGAAATGAAAAGATTAGGTGATGAACTTGGAAAGCTCTCAAGACAGCTTAAGGAAATGAGAAAGACAGTAGCTGAAATGAACAGCAATAAGCCAAAGGTCAAAGTCCAGCTTCAAGACTTTAGACATATCAATCCAAGCAACCTTGAAGAAGAAGACTTGGTCTTTAAAGATGCACCTTTCTTTCAATGCAAAGTTCTTCCATTCTGTGGTCGGTGCAAAGAGGGCTTCATTTATCAAGCAAATGAACAGAATACACTTGACGCTAAGGTGTGCAAGTTCTGTGAGATACCAAGAAGAAGAATGGCCAAACTCACCAAGCTCCAACTTCCAAGTGATTCTTATGGTATGCACTTCAAAGCATATGAATGGGATTCACCACACCAACAGCAAAGAGTCCAAGGCTTATTGGATTGGATCAAGAAACCAAATGAAAGACAGATACAAGCAAGTCCTTCTTTATATCTTCGTGGTGATCCTGGCAATGGCAAGACCTCCCTGCTTTACTGCCTAGCAAAAGACGCTATCTTCAGCGGTCAGCGTGTTATGTATATCTCACACAATCAGCTTATTGACCAAATCAAAAGATCATTCAATGGTGAGAAGGACCCATTGAAGCATTGGCTTGATAAGACTGATTTACTTCTCTTTGATGAATTCTGTGGTGTTGGTGGTGGTGCAAATCAAACACAATGGTTTAAATCGACCACAGCCGATATAGTTCAAAAGATATATGAGCGGTGGAAGTCAGGCCAGTTGTCAGTTGTCTTGACTAGCAACTTGACCAATCAACAGCTTAAAACAGCGATTGACTACAACAAAGCTATCTTAAGCAGATTCATTGCCATGTTTGGTGAGCCTGTCAACATGATAGGAAGAGACCGAAGAGTTACAGACAATCACCTTCTTAACGCTTGGATAGGATAAAAAAAGCCACACAAGGGGGCGCTTGTGTGGCCTTTCATAGAAAATAGGAGGCTATTGACTGCAACAAGTATACAGCAACCAATATCCACTTCAAGAAAAACAAGTGATGAATAAGTGTTGACTTGTCTTGAAAAAGTCTTTTGTATGGTAAAGAATCAGATAGTGTCACCTTCTTTAATTCTAATTAACATCTTTTCAGTGACAGTAAGTTGTTTCGTTTTGTGTTAGTTTTTAAAGGTCCTTATTCATAGCTTTTTTTTACTATCTGGTTACTTTTTTGTTTTCTTCTCAGTCTCTACAGTGTATACTTAGTTTCTCATGTAGAGAAGGAGACAAACATGGAAAAGAAACAAAGAAGGCAGCCTATCACCTTCAGAACAAGTCAAGAGAACATTGACTATCTTGACGAGATAGCCACAATCAACAGGCGGTCAATAAGCACACTTGTGGATTGGGGTATTACCTATGTCATTGAACACCATCGAAGAGCTGGAACAGGAAATCAAACAGGCCTTGAAGTACTACAACTTTTGGGATCAGCAAAGACACCTGCCAACAGCAGCACAAACAGCGGACTACTTTGCCAGCAGACTGCAAACACTAAGGAGCAAACTAAATGACCTTAAGCGTGAACGAAGTGACCTTGTTGGGCCACCTAGGAAAAAACCCTGAGTTTGTTGATGAACATCAACAAGTAGCTATCTTCTCACTCGCAACAAATGAAAGCTATCAAGACAAGCGTGGAGAGTGGCAAACTTCAACAGAGTGGCACAGAATAAAAGTTCGTGGTCCACTTGCTGAAAGAGCAGTAAGAAGCCTTAAGAAAGGTTCAAGAGCTTACATTAAGGGCAAAGTGTCAAGCTATGAAAACAAGAGCGGTGTGCGTAAGTGGGAAATCATAGCTTTTAAGTGTGGTGGTCTTGATAAGACACAAGCCCACTTCGATGATTCAAGCGAACTCTTACCACCCGAACAACCACAGGCAAACACCTACCCCAAATCACCTTGGGGAAAATAACCACAATGAAAGATTGGAAGACCATGAACATGACACACCAATTTCCTATTCCCTTTGACTTTTCAACACTCCGAAATATCAAAGGGCGAAAGCTACCCAAAGAAACCAAGTTGAAGATGATTAAGGAAGGTCTTCAAGCTGGTCTACCCTTGAATAAGATCAGTGTTGAAATTGGCTATTCACCATCTTATTTGATGAATGTCTACAACAAGAACAGCGGTTTTGAAAACCACAAACTATATGATGACCTTTGCAGAATCATGGAAGAGGTAAACAGTGGTCGAAGTGTTGAAGACCAGCTAAAGGCCACCATTAAAGATCAACAAAAACTAATTGCTGAGTATGAAACAATCGTTGAACAGCTTTTAAAATTACTCGACCGATAAATGACAAACAAACCACAGGAGAAAAACAACATGTCAACTAAACCAATGAAAGACGCTAATCCTTCAGCCTTCCTTCTTCGTGCAAGTACTTTGATGCACAGCCAGCAATATATGAGAGAAATATATCAGAACAGTGTTGAAGCTGGTGCAACTGACATAAGATTTACCTTTTGCCGACCTTTTTACAAAACACAAAAGATTAAAAGAGCAGCTATCATTGACAATGGTCCAGGTATGTCAAAGAAGGAGCTTGAAAGATATACCAATGAAACAAACAGTTCTTCAAAGTCTACAGGCGGTATTGATGAAAACTTTGGTGTTGGTCTTAAAGTCTCCACCTTGCCCTTCAATCAATATGGTGTGGTAATCATTTCAAGAACAAAAGAACAGCCCTTTGGTTCAATGATATGGCTTCATATTCATAAAGGTATTGCAGGTGCTAGAGGTTTGACAAGTGCTGAAAATATGATTGAACGAATAGACACACAAGGAGAGATTGAAGAAGTCATTGATTATGTGGTGGACTTTGAGGAAGTCATCGAGCGTGGCTATGACAAATACACAGTCGATGGTGTGGATTGGCTTAATTGGTGGGATAATAACTTTTACAACACAACATCCCGAAAAAACTTTATTACAGGCACTGCCATCATTTTGTGTGGTAATAGGCCAGGAAGATGGGAAGATACCTTTCAAGATATGCAATTAAAAGGCTATCCATATTTGAATGACAGATATTTAACTTATCCTATTATTCCCCAAGCCCTAGTTTCAAGGATTGTAGGTGTAAAACATCAAAAACTTACAAGTCCTCTTGAATTATTAAACAGCATTTCAAAAGAACTTCAACCATTAAACTTTAAAGGTTGGAAGATTAGGACTTTTTTAAAACAAGGAGCAAGTAGTGGTAATGGCTATGGACAATCTTCAATATCCAAACAACAATTTAATCAGTCTATCATTTACAAAAATGAAGTGTATGGTGACTTTGGTCAACTATCACCACAAACCATTGCTTCAATAAGAAACTCTTGGGGTATATATTACAAGAATGTAGGCAAGAAAATCACCTTGTTGATTGAACCACCAATTTACACCAAGTCTTCTAAGTGTGGCGTATTTCCAAACCAAGAAAGATCAAAGCTATCTTGGAAAGAATCACCAACTGCAGAACAAACCGAACATCTACCACTCGATGAACTAAAGCAATACTTCCAAGAGAATATGCCTAGGGAACTTGTGGACCTTATTGAAGAAGAAGCCCTTGGCCAAATTTTCAAGAAGTATGAATCAAAAGCCGCTAAGAAGATGGAACGTTGGTTGAAGATTCCAAAAGACAACCGAAAAGCAAAAAAAGGTGATGGCTTATTCATTGGTGATATTCATGGAACTTTGATGGCAGGTGACAAAGTTTGTGACTTGTTTGGGTTAATGAATGGCAATCCTTCAAAGCCAAGTGAATCATTGCCTGGCACTTCAAGCGATAAGAAACCAAAGACCAAAGAAGAACTTGAAAGAGAAGAAAGGAAGAAGAAGGCAAGAAAGGCAGCCGAAGCAAGCAGACGTGAAGCCCCAAGAGTAAGATTCATTTCAAAAGACCATGATGACTATGAAGAAAGATTCTTGGTTGATGGTCATCTTTATGGTGCTTTCTATGAACCACCAAGTGCAAAGGGCAATCATGGAAATGTCTTGTGGATCAATAAAGACCATAATCTTCTTCAAGGTTATATTAATGTGGCAGAAGATTGGTTGAGTAAGAAGAATATCACTTTTAAGCGTAACTTTATCTTACAGCACTTTGTGATTCCATTTTGGGAAGAATATGCACCTTGCACAATTCAGCATGGCAAATCACTTCCAGAGTTCAAGAAAGATTCAAACTCTTTTTCAGCTGAAAGAATCACTTGGGCCTTAATGGGCTGCCAAGCCTTCTTTGAGATGGACATGGTAAGACTTTATAAGCAATACAAACTAATTGAGGTAATAGCGGTATGACTTGGCAAAACAGAGCAAAGCAGCTTAAGCAGCAAGGCTTGACCATTGAGGAAGTCTTACAAGTCTTGAAAGATGAAGGCTATCGAAGACCAAACGGAGAATGTTACACAAGATGGTTCATTCAACCATTCGTCAAGGGTATTAATTCACAGCGTGGTTATCGCAAGACAGGTGTTTATGATCTTACACCACAGGAAAGGAAGTTGTATGATGAAGAGATGAAGGAACGTCAAAGACAACGGTCCAAGCGGTGGAAGGAAAACAACCTTGAACGTCATCGAGCGTATCAAAAGCAATATCAACAGGAATACAGAGACTTACTGAAGGGGCTTAAACAAGCATGATTCATTACATATATGAAGATGAAATTGGAAGTGTGGAACTTATTGACCACATGGGAACGGATAAGAGTGCGGTCAATGCTGCTAGAGTATCATTCTTAAAAGACAGCAAAGGCAAGGAACTGACTGCCAGAGATAAGAATCTTATCAACTTCTTGGTGGGTCACAGCCATACTTCACCTTTTGAGCACATGCAAGCAACCTTTAGGTGTACCGTTCCTTTATTTGTCAGAAGTCAGGTGATGAGACACAGAACATTCTCTTACAATGAAGTATCAAGGCGGTATACTGCAGACAATCTCCAATTTTGGAAACCACAGGTCTTTAGAGGTCAAAGCAAGTTAAACCTTCAATGCTCAGAAGGCACTACAACCGAGCAAGAGACTTGTCATAATCTTTTTAACCATTGCATAGCTGAAACATTAAAGCACTATCACAGCTTGCTTCAAAAAGGGGTAGCAAGGGAGATGGCAAGGGCTATCCTACCACAAGCCCTATATACTACCTTTTACATGACAGGCAGTGTTCATAATTGGGTTAAGTTCTTAAAGTTGCGTCTTGATGAACATGCACAGATTGAAACACAGTTGATGGCCAAGGCAATCAAGCAAGACCTTTTTGAGCTTTACCCCATAACCATGAAGGCCATGATGAAAGAAGATAATGGATAATGGATAATAGTAAACAACTTGAACACACACACGCGCGCGTAATCACTGACCTTGTAGAATTAAGCAAGCGATTAAAAGAGAAAGTGATTCTTGAAGGTGACTTGGCAAAAGAGAGTCAAGACCTTTACAATTATATTATATCAACCCTCTATGAAGCATACGGTGAATTATATGGCTGGAACAAAGAAGAAAACAGCGACCAAGAGAAAAAGCCCGAAGCTATCCAAGACTAAAGACACCATCAAGAAAAGTGTGATTGACCACCTAGAGGTTGGAAACACTATTGAAGCAAGTGCCTTCAAGTCAGGTATTAGTAGAGGAACATATTATAATTGGTACAATGCAGATGAGCAGTTTGCGCTTGCTTGTGATGAAGCTATGGCCAAAGCAGAAGAAGCCCTTCTAAACCAAATTATGAGAATGGCCATCACTCGTGATGATTGGAGAGCACCAGCTTGGATTCTTGAAAGACGTTTTCCCGACCGTTGGGGAGCAAAGCAAGAAATCAAGATGGAGACCACAAGCAAGTCCGATGGAACGAATGAAGTCTTATCAATGCTTGAACAAATTAAGAAAGGTCCTTCACAGCCACAGGAGAAGTGTTTTGACACAAAAACTGTGAAGGACCAATCAACCTAGAAGACTAGGAGACCTTTAGGGCATGACACTCCCTTGAAAGTATAGATAACAGATATTATGACAGCTATCAAACTAAACGAACTACAAAGGCAAATCATCACAGCCATTAAAGATGAACAGAAGGTAATCAGTGCAAGGTGTGGCTGGGGTAGTGGAAAGACCTGCGCTTTGGTCTTCTCCATTCTCTTCATTGCCAAGACAAGACCAGGCACTTCCACCTTGGTAGTCACTGACACCACACCAAGATATAACAGTGTATTAATGCCCGAAATGCAAAAGTGGTTAAGTCCTTTGGGGTGGACTTACAACCACACCAACAAGCAATGGCTTGACCCCTCCACAGGTTCAACAGTGTGGTGTCGTTCCTATTATCGACCAGGAACAAGAGATGCTACCCACAACCCCCTTGAAGGTTTAAATATCACAAGCGGTGTATGCCTTATTGATGAATGTCAAACCCTTGATGTTGAGGTGGCACATAAAGCCCTTGGTCGTCTTCGTGCTGGCCCTTCACCAATCTTGATATTGGTGGGCTTGCCTGTGGCAGATGCTTGGTGGTGCTCAATGGCAGAAAACGCAGGCTACATTCCTATGTTGTTCACAAGCTATGTCAACCAAGACAACCTTGCTGATGAATGGTTTGAAGCCACCAAGCTATTACCTGCAGAAGAACGTGAAGCTATGATTATGAATAAGCCCAAACCACCAACAGGCTTGATTTATCAAGAGTTCACAGAAGGCCACATTATTGAAGATTGGACTTACAAGCCCACCATGACAGGAAGGATTGCCATAGATTGGGGATTCAGAAAACCAAGCGTGTTGATTATTTGCCATGATGAAGACCTTGAAGCTGATATAATATGTCATGAGTTCAACCCAAAGGAAGTGACCACTGAGCAGTTGACAGCCCTTATTCTTTCAGTAGCTTGGCCAAGGTCATTAAAAGACCAAGCACCAAGTGATAGAATATGGTTAGACACAGGGGTGGCAGACAAGGCAGGCAAGGCAAGGAACGACCAAACAGGCAAAAGTGCCTTCCGAGTAATGAGACAGCCACCACCTTTGGGTCTTGGCCTTCCACTAAGATCAACCACTGATCCAATCAAGGTGGACATCTTGAACGGTGTGCAGCGGTTGAAACGTGCCTTCAATTCAAGACGCTACTTGATAACCAAAGAAGTTTGGGAACGTGGGGAACGTGTGACAGGCAATAGCATAAGGAAGGCTTTGTTGTCTTATGCTTGGGATAGCAAGGAACAACCCAAGAAAGATGGAAGGGAAGACCCACTTGATGCTTTAAGGTATGACTGTATTATCTTTAATTGGAATGATGTTGCAGTTGACCAAGGCTACAAGCCAAGAGGTGGTGGAATAAAGACAAGAGAAAAAAGACGTGTTAGTGTTGGGGGGTCAAAAGTAAGGAGCTTTTAATGGAACTCATAGAAACCAAGCTGGCCATAGTTCTACTTGACCTTATTGGGTCAACCAAGTTTGTCCAACGTGCAGGTGCTATGAAGGCAGCCAAATGGTTGCAATACCATGACAGGCTTACACGTTCCTTGATTCTCAAGTTTAATGGTCGAGAGATAGACCGGTCAGATGGTTTTTTACTTTCCTTTGAAAGACCTGTTGATGCTGTGAACTTTGCCTTGCACTATCAACAGCACATACCACCAAAGACCAAGCTACAATGTAGGATTGGGATTCATTGGGGAGTTGTGGTGGAAGTCAAGCAAGATGAAATTTATACCTTGGGTGGTGCAAAGCAAGTTGAGCTTGAAGGGGTAGCTAAGAACATAGCAGCAAGGACCATGTCACTTTGTGGAGCGGGTCAAGTCCTCTTAACCCAAGAAGCCATGAAGGCAGTCAAGCACAGAACCAACAGGTTTACCCCAAAGGGCACAAGGTATGCTTTAGCAGGTGAATACAGGTTCAAAGGTGTAAGAGAAACACAAATCATCTACACAGTTGGTTCAACCATTGAAAGTCTCCAACCACCCAAGGGAAGTGAGAAGGTTAAGCGTCTTGGTGGACCTAAGCGAATAAAAAGCAGAATGAGAGACAAGAAGTTGAAAGAGTGGATATGGTTCTTATTAACCAGAACAGCACTTGTTTTCATTTGCTGCTTAATCACCATGGTTGGTCCTGCCTTACTCGATAAGCACAAGCGCCTTATGAGCGGCCTTGAAATATGGTTTGGTTGGATTGATCCCATAGCGGAATTGATTCAAAACATAATGGAGTTGATACCATGAAAGATGAAAAGAAAAAGAGTCATGTTGAATTTACCAAAGATCAAAAGGCAAGGCGTGGCTGGTGGTTTTCAGTCTTCTTCTTAATCTTAGTTGTGGCCCTTATTCTGTTCTTAACCTATGTCAAGATAGTTGATGAAAACAGAGATGTGCTAGTGGGAATACTTGGTGTTATCACAGGCAGTATTTCAAGCATGGTAGCCATTGCCAGCGGTCGTGATCCTTCAGAAGTGGAAGAGTTGAAGGATAAACTAGCAAGTGCAAATGCTGACAGAGAGGCCTTGATAGCAAGACTTCGTGATGCACAAATCCAAATGCAGTTGAAGACCGACCAGCTTATGGAACTTCAAACAGCGGTCATTGATAAGCTATCCATGTTTGCCAATCAACACCCGATCAAAACACAAAGTGAAGAGCAAGTTATCTTGCACCCAAAGGTTGAAGAATGGATTCCAAAGGGATAGCCCAAGGTCATATTAAACTTGTCCTAGATTCATTGAAAGAAATGAAAAGACCTTGGGCTGCCTTCATATATCACTTGATTTTATACTGAACAACCTTTTATTGATAAATTATGTTATAGGTGCTTATATGTTAAAAGAGACACCAACACACTAGTGAGTAGCCAATGGATCAACAAGGCAAAGATAAGACACCTAGACACCTTAGGGCACTGTCACCACGTTTTGTCACCAAGGGGATAACAGGAACACAGCTTGGTGGTGGTGTCATCACAGGCAAGGAAAACAATCCACAGCTTACGGGCCTTAATTGGGTGAGTGAAGCTGAAGAGATGTTAAGAACTGACCCAATAGTAAGAAGGTCTTGGCACATGCTAAGACAAACTTTGTTAAGTGCTACTTGGCGATTCATACCAGGGATTGAAGATGACCCTGTAGCTGAAAAGCTGGCCAACTTTGCAAATGAAGCCTTTGGCTTTGATGGTTATAGCGGCCAAATGTCAGTATCTTGGGAAGATCAACTGTCTTACCTGTTTGAGTTCATTCCACTTGGTTACAGATACGCTGAAGAAATCTACCGTGTTGGACCTGACCATGAAGGCAAGATCAGAGTATGGCTTGACCTTTATGCAGACAGAGAACCAAGCGCCCACCAAAAGTGGTTAAGTAGAGACAACCAACACCTTGATGGTGTACTTCAAAACACAGTGGGCTTGACTTACACACCCGAACCAATCCCAGCAAACAAGTTGCTACTGCTTACCTTGAATAGAACAGGCAGTAACTTTGAAGGGGTGGGAATGTTAAGGCCTGTTTGGTGGTGGTGGAGAACTAAGCAACGTGTGTCTAATCTCATGTGCGTTGGTCTTGACCGTTGGGCTGTTCCTACACCAAAGGTAAAAGTCGACCGTTCCAAAGCTGAAGAACTAGGCTTAACAGATGGTGACATTGATGCAATGCTTGATGATGCCGAAGCACAGGCCCAAAGTTTTATAAGTGCAGAGCAAAGCTATTTGGTGGAAAATGGTGCTGTCAGTTTTGACACTTATGCAGTGCAGCCCAACTTATATGCAAGTGGACCAATAGACATCATCACCAAGTGTGATGGACAAATAAGTGCTGCCTTCCTCACTCAGTTTGCTGACCTTGGCAACACTGAGACAGGAGCTAGAAGCGTTGGTGAAGTTCACCTGTCTGTTTTTAGAAGGGCAGCTATCAACCTTTGTGACCTTGTAGCTAGTCAAGTCAGTGGAGTTGATCGAAGAGGTGGCGGAACTATTGGCCGCTTGATCCGTTGGAACTTTGGAATGGTCGACCCCTCCAAACTTCCAAAGCTAGTTCATACAGGCCTTGACACAGATGACCTTGCTGAATCATTGGGAATGTTGCCTGGCCTTGTGCAAAGTGGTTTACTCACACCCGATGATGAACTTGAAAGAGCAATAAGAGAGCGTCTTGGTGCAGGTGACTTGCCCGAAGATGCACAAAGAACAGCCATTGAAAGGACTTCCTCTATTGGCGGTCGTGGTGGTGTAGCTTCACTTGCTGAACAACTCATAAGGAAAAGACGCAATGGCTAGAACAGAAGCACAAACACCAGCACCCAAGAAAGACCAAATCAAGGGAAGTAAGACCAATCCCAAGGGTAGTGCTTCAGGCTCAAGGGGTGGAATAGAGATTGGTGATAGTGCAGTCAAAGCACTTGAGAACCTAAGAGACCGACACAATAAAAGATACAAGTCTCAGTCTAAGCAAGTAGACCTTGGTATGTTAAAGGCAGTCTTTAGACGTGGTGCAGGTGCTTTTTCTGTTAGTCATCGACCAGGTATGACAAGGACACAATGGGCATTGGCAAGAGTAAGAACCTTTCTCAAGTTGGTTGGTACAGGTGAGAGAAAGAAGTCTTACACAACCGACCTTGACCTTTTACCCAAAGGCCACAGACAAAGAGTTGAAGCCAAGGTTGAAGCCTTGGCCATACCTGACAAATACAGCCATATTGACTTCACACCACCAAAGGGAGCACAAGACGCTGCCAAACGTGCCTTGGAAGTCAGAGCAACAAAGCCACCTTCACAGCGTGGTATGACACCTGTAGGTATTGCTAGAGCTAGAGACCTAGCCAATGGCAAAACACTTTCTCCCGAAACGGTGAAGCGTATGCTTGCCTACTTCACTCGCCATGAAGTTGACAAAAAAGGTTCAACTTGGAGCGACCAAGGGAAGGGCTGGCAGGCTTGGCAAGGTTGGGGCGGTGACGCTGGTTATTCTTTTGCAAGGAAAGTTGTGAACCAAATGAAAAGAGCAGATGAAAAGCAAACAGCACTTCGGGCTTATGGTGAAGCAATCCAACTCACCAACCTTAGAGAACCATCTTATGATCTACCCGAAGGATTAACCATTGGTAAACCGTTCAAGACTTTGGCCCTTGGTCAAGTATCTTCAAGAATGAACGGTGAAAACATTGGCCAAGAAATAGACCATGAACTTCTTGGTGAAATGATACGAGTATTTAAAAAACGTCAATATGCTGATCCTGTAATTATTGATTGGCAGCATGCAACAAGCCCTTTTCAAGGTGGACACCCAGCACCACCCGAAAGTGGGAACGCACTTGGCTTAATCGTAGACATTGAACTTAGAGAAGATGGCTTATATGCAACACCAGCTTATAATGAAAGAGGTCTTGACGTGGTCAAGTCTGCAGGTGGTGTGCTTTGGTCTTCACCCGAGTTTATCGTTGGTGATGTCTTCGCTCGTGATGGTGGAGACCCCATTGGAAGTGCTCAACTTTTAGCTATTACCCTTACTCCACGACCTGCACAGTCTAATGATAAGATTGGTCGTGTACTCTTAAACGAAAGGACAACCTCAATGGATAACATTGAAGCCCTATCTGTTGAAGAACTTCGTCAAATGCTTGTCGCTAAAGACGCATTGGTCAAGGAGCTTGAACAGAAAATGAAGGACATGATGGAAGATTCAGAGTCAGCAATGGTTGACGAAAAAGAAGAAACCATGATGGAAGAAGAAGACAAAGCCGAAAAAATGGCGGAGTCTAAAGAAGAAGACAAAGCTGAAAAGATGATGGAAGATGAAGAGAAGAAGTCTTACAAGATGAGTGAGACCTTAACCGAGTCAACCCTACTTAGTGAAGTCCAAGCCTTGCGTGAAAACAATGCTAAACTATCACAGCGTCTTGAAGCTATTGAAGCCGAAAAGAAAGAAGTTGAAAAGCGTGAAGCGGTCAATCTTCTTCTTAATGAAGGCAAGATCACACCAAGTGAAGTTGAAGTTGCTGGCAAGGCATTTGAACTTCGTGAACTTCAAGGTGAGTTTTGGACTATGTTCTCAGAGCGACCTTCAAACAGTGCTGTGCCATTGGTAGAGGTTGGTCATGGTGCAAGTGGTCAAGAGATTAATAAGGCTACTCTTGACCAAGAAGTAAGAAAGCTAGCTAGTGAGAAATCAGTTAGCTATTCAGAAGCCTTGAACCTTTTCGCTAAATCAAACCCCGACTATTACAATAAGGTCTTTGGAGCTTAATCATGTCAAATATTATCAATTCTTTTGTAGCTGCAGAAGCTATCACTGAGTTTGCCCTTGTTTCTGTTAACACAGCTGGCAAAATTGTTATTACTGATGCCGCTACTGATGCTCGTTGCGTTGGTATTGCACAACGTGCTTGTGCAAGCGGTGACAGTGTGGAAGTTCTTGTGCAAGGTGTAAGTCGTGTGATTGCAGGTGCGACCATTGCAAACACTGTTTCCCTTGTTATGGCTGATACTGATGGGAAAGTTGTTACTCATGCAACAACAGGAAACTACAGCATTGGCCAAATCCTACCTAACATCAACCAAACTTCAGCAAGTGCAAGCGATCAAATCTTGATTAAATTCACAGGCCCTTGCAACTTACTACCTTAAGGAGCTTAACACATGGCTAGTTCATACGCTAATTTACACCCTGTTGACCAAATTTTAACAAGCCTTGTTCAAGAAGCTGTTCCAAGTGATGACCAGCTTATCGCTGACAAGGTTCTTGAGACCATCAAAGTTCCCGAGCGTTCAGGTACTCTTTTAGTTGAGAATACCCGCAACTTTATGGGAGCAGGTGCAGGTCTTGACATCGAGAGAGCTCCTGGCTCAAGTCGTGCTTCTATTGGTGGCTTTGATCGTTCAAGCCAAACCTTCAAAGCCAAGATTTATTCAGCAAGTGATTCAATCGCAATGGAAGACATCTTTGACAGCCAATACCCTGGCAGCGAAGAAGCGCGTATTGCAAAGAAGGTTGCTCGAGTAATGAAACTTGCTCGTGAGAAGAGAGCGGCTGATTTATTATTTGGTACAAGCAACTTCAACAACAACAATTCAACAGCTGAATTTGGTGGCAAGTTCAATGCTGCAGGTGCTGAAGGTCTTAGTTATCTCCATGAGCTTAAGGACACTGTTTTTGAGGCAGCACATGGAATCAATCCTGATACCTTAATCTTTGGTCGTCAACTCTTCAGAGAGCTTGCACGAAATCCAGAAGTCCGTGGTTATGTTGGTGATTCGACTGCAGGTATCGCTAGTGGTAATCGCATCTTGAATGATGAAGCTGTTATTGCTGTGCTTCGTGATGTCCTTGGTATTCCAAACATCTATGTTGGTCAAGCTCGTCAAGATACTGCAGTGCCAGGTGCTACTTCTTCAGAAAGCTACATTTGGACAGGTGACAGCTTGTTTATGGGTATTCTTCGTGGTTCTGATGCTATCGTTCAAAAGAGTGGTAACGTGAAGGGTATGCCTGTTGCTGCTCTTAATCTTGCTTTTTCTGATATGGTAAGCGGTCAGTATGACAGCCTAGACAAAACACGTCGTTATGTTTGGGGTGAAGAGGTTAACTCTTTCCACGCTGTAGATTCAACCCTTGGTCGTATCATCACTGACTGTCTATAAGGTGAAAGATGCTTTGTACATGTGGCCAACAAATATCCTTACTCGCTGAGAATGACGCTGATAAGGAAGCAATAGAGGACTTGACAAGACAGGCAAAAAGTCAGTCAGGTCCAATGGCCACATTGACAAGGGCAAGACGTGACCAGCTCAAGGCAGAAGTAAAGGCTGAACAGGCTTTTGCTAAGTCCTTGAAGCAAGGGGCTTTGGATATTTCCAAGGCTATGGAAATAGCAATTAAGACCGCAAGAGTCGAAACCATAATGAACTATACTGATGAACAGCTTATGCAGTTCATTCTTGAAAATGGTCTTGGCCTTGCTGTTGATGAATTCATTGAACAAACTGACTTAATAAGGCAGGCTGTTCAAAAAGGCATATTGGCGATAAGGACAGATGTTGACTTTTCAAACATTGCTTCAAACATGCAAGCAATCCAAGCCATGACTGCCAAACAAGTATTTGAAGACGTGATCTTACCACCTGTTAAGAAAAGTATTGCTAGAGGTCTACAAGATGCAATCTTGGAAGTACCAGCTGAAATCATAGCAAGCAATCTCCAAATACAACTTGAAAGCGCAATGGGTAGGCAGCTAACAGAAGTCAAGACGCAAATATCTTCCTTTGGTCGTTCAATAACTGCCTTTGTTGCAGAAGACGCAGGACTTGACCACTACCTTTACACAGGCCCCAAAGACGGTATAACAAGACCTTTTTGTCGTGAACTCATTGGCTTGGTAGTTACCAAGGAGCAAATGAGAAAACTTGACAATGGTCAAGGGCTTGGTGTGCTAGTATATTGCGGTGGATATAATTGCCGCCATAGTTGGTCACCTGTCAGTGAAGGTTTCATTGAAGCTGCTAAACTACCCCTTGCGACCAATACAAATATCAATCAAGCAAACAATAAAGCACAAAGGTGATAGCCATGATTAAGGTTGCTACAGATACAGACTTACTTTTTGAATGGAACGCACCAACACCCATCACAGGTAGTGTGACCTTAAAAGTGTATGCTACAAGCACACCTGTGACAGTGGCCTTGACCCAAAGCAGGACAGCCTTAACGGTGACAGCCATTGCAAGCGACCGAAGAACATTGACACTTTCAGCAAGTGCAACAGCCTTGCAAGCTGACCAAGTTAAGGCCTTCTTTGTGACCAATGGAGACACTTACTTTTCAGTAGCTATTTCAAGGATAGTTGATACCACAGCGATATTGGCCGAACCACTACCAAGAGAAGTGGACTTATCAACTAGTGGTAGTCTTGAATTCGCCATGTACTATGGAACGGTAACAACTGCACAAGTCACAGACACACCTGGCTATTACCCCTATACAATAGGCTATACTTCCAACCTTGGAAGTCAGACCCAAGGCAAGACTGAAAAAGGTATCATCAAGGTCACTAATCGACCATTTGACACAGGTCTTGACCATGACGAACTAGTAAGAACTTTTGCAAACCTTGCGGACATGGTGCCAAGAAGACAAAGCAGTTTTGAACCACAAATTAAGGCAAGCCTTGAGGAAATCATCTTAGTCATTAGAAACCACTTAAGAGCAGATGACATCACAGAAGATGAAGTCTTCAACCCAGAGTCCTTTAAACTTGCACATGCTTATTGTGCAGCTTCAAGGATATATGAGCAAGCCTTACAGTTTGATGCTGCCAGCATGATGAAAGCAAGGTGTGAAGAATTAATTGATAAGGCTTTAGCCACTATATCACTTGACCTTGATGGAGATGGGTTGGTTGATAGTGGTGAAGAGGTCTTATCGAGAAAAGGTGGTGGACCAACTGACTTTAGAGCAAGTTGGAGAACTTACAGCAAATCAGCAAATGATTCTTTCTTTACTCCGAAACGTGGAATGAGGCACTAGTCATGCCTGTTAAGTATAAGTTCAACTTTCCAAGCAACCTATGGACACAACAAGACAGTGCTATTCTTGGATCAAATACACTTGCACAAATCAAGATAAGAACAGGCAAGGGGATTGATGCAAATGGACAACCATTTGAAGACTACTCTACCAATCCAATATATGTGAAAAAGCAAGGTGCAAAACTTAAGCCCAAAGGTGGCAGACCTTCCAAGTCAGGTGATAGTGTTTACTATGAAAAAGGATATGCTCAATATAAGCATGAATCAAGAAGACGTGGTCAAGGTGGTGAAAGTGCAGAAGTTGACCTTGTACTTAGTGGCAACATGCTAAACAACTTCATAGTGAAAGAAGCCACTGACCATGGATTCAAGATTGGCTTAACTAATCAAGCTCAATATGGTTATGATGTTAATCGAGAACGTGAATTTATTGGCTTGACTGATGGTGAAGTTGAAATGATTGTCAAGGCTGTTGAACTTGATCTTAAAAGGAAATTACAATGAGCCAAGGCATATTTGCAGCACTTGAATTCTTAGAAGATATGGTTGAGAACATTGACCCAAAGACAGATTCACACCATGGCTTTGTTGCCATTAATCGTGGCACAGGCTTCACAGCGTCTTTGGAAGATCGACCAAATAGTACAAGATACTTTGAGCTTGCCATTGATGGACTTGCCAAAGACGATGGCATGGCTGGTCTTAGTGGTCGAAAAAGAGCAAGGGTAAATTGTCGAGTTCGTTATGATGTACCACATGACCAAGGCTTCTTGCTTCGTCTTATTAATGAAGACGTAGCTGATTTAATCGACACCTTAAAAGGTCCACAATATAATCTTGCTTCAACAGGGATTGTTTCTTTAATTCCCCTTGATGCTACACTTACAACTATTCTTGATAACCAAGGTGACCGCTTTGCCTATATCTTGGTTCTTCCTTTTGATCTTCTTTATTTGGAGAATTAAACAATGGCAGTAACACACAGAAGTTTAAGCATTGCAGTTGAATCACTGTTTGGTTCACTCGATCCCACAACAGGTATTCCTTCAGCTTCAGGACTTACCTTCATTTCAATTCCTTGCGAACGTGACCCCATCATCGTGCCAGGTGAGCCTGTGGTCAGTGAAAGAAATGATGCAAGAGATGGTTCTTACAATGTACCAAGTGAACCCGACACAGTGTGGAGCGGTGGGGCAAGAGTAAGAAGAAGAACAGGTCAAGTTGTTTGTCGTGTTGACCTTACCACCATTGGTACAGCTTCAAGCGACTATTCAACCAACTATCTTGGTTATCTTCTTGGTGCTGGCCTTAAAACCAAGATTCCAAGTGTAGCGACTGACACAGTCACAGCGGTTGATGCTAACACCTATACACCAACAAGTGCGCCCGCTATTGCTGATATTGGCACTTTGATAAGTTCAACTATTAATGGTCGTGCTGAATATTCAGCAATCACAGACAATGCAGATGCAAGCAGTGATGTGACTATCTCACCTGCACTTTCAACAAGTTCATATACTGCTATTCGTGGCCTACAGACTTGGTACACACCAAGCCGAACCAACACAGGAGACTATGAAGCAAGCGTCGCCTTTAAGATTGAAGGTGTGGACTTCCTTTCTTATGCTTATGGTTGTGTTATGGAAAGCATGAACATTACTCTTGACAATGGTCGCTTAATGGCTGAGTTCACCTTCCAAAGTGCTTTCATTACAGATGACCATGGAAGTGCAAGCGGTCCTGTTGAACCTTCTTATAATAGCGGTGCAGCACCTTTGTTTAGAGGTGCTTATGTGGTCGTTTCTTCAACAGCACCTTCAAGCCTAACCAATGCAAGTGTGGGAGATAAACTTGGAAGAACTGCACTTGATTGTGAAGACTTTAGTTTGACCTATACCAACACCTTAACCCCTATGGGTCACAGCAATAGTGTTCTTGCAATGTCTGACATGGAAATAAGTGATGTTCAAGTTGAACTATCTTTGACCTTGTCAAGTGTCAACACCACCATAGCAAATGACTTCTTCAACCGAACTGTAAGACAAGTCTTAGTTGGCACAGGTCCACAAGGTGATGGACAAGGCTGTGCAATTATGTTGCCTGCAGGTATGCTTACAGTTGATCCTTCTGTTTATGACGTAAGTGGTAACGATATTGTCAGACAGCAATTAACTTACGTTCAATCACGTTATGCTGGCGACTTCTCCACACTCAGCTATGAAGATAACGCTGGCAATTCACCATTTAGACTAGGACTTGGAATCTAAAATGGCTTTAACCTTTTTGACTAGTGAAGACCAAACTATTGACATTGTGATAACTTGCGACAAAGCACTTGAAGCGAGTGATGAACAAAAGAAAACCTATCTATCAAGCGGTAAACTTGAAGACCTTGGCAGTGTGGAAGGTGCAACCAAGTTCACCATCAAAGCACTTTCACCAAGTGAAAGAGAACATGCAGAAGTTCAAGCTGGTGCATATTCAAGAAGTGAACTTGGTCGCTTGCTTTGGGTCGAAGCTCCTGTTGACCCTTCAGAGAGGGCTAGATGGCATCATGCTTTAACAGATGATGAGCGTGAAGCCATGGCAGGATATGAAGCCTACTTGTCAAGAGTCTACCTTGAAATGATAAAAGCAAGCCTTCTCTCTATTGATGGTGAAGAAGCAAGCCTTGAGCAAGTACAAGCCATAAGGCCTGACAGCTTTAGAGTAAGGGCAATAAGTGAACTTGTTGCACATATTCAAAGAATAAGCCTGTTAGGCATTGAGGGAAAATAGCCATGGCCTCTTCGGTGTGGCTTGGTCACTCGAAGGGGCGAGCTTGGTCTTGTGACCAATGCAGAGCAAAGAAGGGATTAAGAGAACTTCGTGGGAATTGTGGAGGACCATTCAAGCAAGGCCTTCCACTTTTACAGCAAGACGAAGAAGGGGGCTTTGTGCCTGGTTATCGAGTAGCCCCAGATTGTGGTGAAGACTATTCTGATTTAAAGATTAGGTCTTGTCCTGTTGCTAGTGCCAATAGACTTTCATCAATTATTCAAGCATACCATAGGCACAGAGCAGGCTTGATTAAGATAAGCGAAACATACCCAAGGCCAAGTTGTGCTCTACTTGAAGCAATAGATGTTTTACACTCTAATACAGAAGAAGCAATTTACAGAGCACAGGAACGGTCAATGAAGGAGTCAAGACATGGCAACCAATGAAGTAGAGATTGAACTAGTCTTAACAGGTGCAGAAAAAGCAGTTGATGGTTTTAAAGAGATTGGCGAGACTTCCAAAAAGATGGCCGACCGATTCGCCAAGGACAATGAAAAACTTGGTGAAGGTCTTGGCAATATCACAACCAATGTCAAAGACATTGCAAGCTCAGTAAGAGGTTTAAGCACAGCACTTTCAACAAGTGGCCAAGGCTTCATGGCCTTGATTGGTCCTATTGGAGCAGTGGCAGCCGCTGGCTATGCTTTATATGAGACCTTCTTAAATATCAGTGGGGCAGCACAAGAAGCAGAAGACCGAGCCGAAGCAATGGCAGCGGCAGCAAGTGACCTTCAAAGCAAGTTGGAAGCACTAGCAGAAAAAGGTGTAATCCTTACCACTGAAGAGCTAAGGCGATTCTCAAGGGCTACCCTTGAAGCACAGCTTGCCAAAGAAGCAGTACAAAAGAGGATTGAAAAACTAACCCCAAAATATGCTGAACTAACCGAAGCACAAGAAGGCCTTAATCATGCTCAAAAGGTTTACAATGAAGGAAACATTGGTGATGTTCTATTGCAGGCCATTGGGTGGACTGATGACTTAACGGAGTCAAGAGAGCGACTTGTTGAAGCAAACAGAGCCTTGAATCAATCTTTAGATAAGATTCTACCCACACAACTTGAAGCCAATAAGAAACTGAGCGAAGCGGCCAAACAAGAGAAAGAGCTTGAAGAGACCAGCAATGAAGCGAGACTTGCAAGGATAAAAGAAAACCAAACAAGACTTGATACAATTAGACTTCTTGAAGCAGAAACTATCAAGACAGAAGAGCAAGCCAAGGTCTTCGATGCTGTTCAAAAACAAAAGAAGGCCATTCTTGAACTTGACCTTGAGCGAAACAAGGAAAATAAAGAGTTCTTAAAAACACTCGATGAAAGATTAAAAGGTGAAGTCAAGTCACTTGAAGAAAGTGGAAAAGCAAGAAGGATCATCGAAGCCAGGGGCCTTAAAGAAGTTGAGGACATAAGAAAGGCAGCAAGGGAAAAAGAGCAAGCAGAAGAAGAAAAAGCAAGGGCAAGGAGACAAGCCCAAAGAGCTGCGGCCAATGCCAAGGCCCAAGCAATGGCAAGACAAAGACAAGCCGAAGAAGCCCAAATCAGACAACTTGGTTATGAGCAACTAAGGCTTGATGGGATTGCAGAAGCAGACCTTCTCAAATTGCAATATGATGACAGCTTAAAACTTGTTGGTGATAATGCTAATAAGAAGTTAATCATTGAAATGAAGTATCAAAATGACCTTCAAAGATTGCAACAAGAGCAGCAAGCAAGACTTGAAGCAGATATGCAAGAGCAAGCAAGACTTGAAGCTGAAAACCAGGCAAGACTTGCTGAACAAAGGCAAGCCTTTATTTATTCAACCATGGAATTTAACAGCCAACGGATTGAAGACGAGACAGAGAGACAACTTGCACAGCTTGAACTGAGATATAACAAAGAGATAGCACTTAATGAATATACACAAGACCAAATAACTGAGCTTCAAAGAAGGCAAGCAATAGAGCGTGAAGAGATAATCAATGCTTCCATTGATTCACAGATTCAAAAAGTTGGAGAGTTCACCAATCAATATGGTGCTGGCCTTGCAGAAGCAGCCTATAATTCTTTGCTATTTGGTGAGAGCTTCCAAGAAAGTGTTGGCCAAATGTTGATTGCACTTGGTAGGCAGGCAGCGGTTGAAAGTCTCATGGAGACAGCAAAAGGAACAGCCGCTTTATTCACTAATCCTGCACTTGCTACAAATCACTTTGCAGCCGCTGGCTTATTTGCAGGAGCAGCTGCCACTGCAGGACTTGCAGGCAAAGCACTTGGTGGAGGTACTAGCGGTGGAAGTGGTGGTGCAGGTTCAGCTTCACCAACAGGAACACCACAGACAGCACCAACACCACAAAGAGAACAAGCAGACACGCAAGCCATGGTATTCAATATCAACTTTGGTGGTGCTGTGATATATGATACACAGAGAGCAGCCGAACAAGCACTTGCAGATAGAATCACAAACTTGCAGAATACAAGAAGACGTGGTGCACCAAGGAGACAATTCTAATGCCATTAAATAACCCAGCTCCACAATTTGGCTTACTTACTTCTTGGGATATGAGAAGCCTATCAAGTGTTGAACTTTTCACAAGGCCAGGCGGTGCGGTGAATATGCCCACCTTTAGCAGTGGCCAAGGTATCTATGAAGACGTGCTTTTCTTTCTCAATAACAGAGAGAGTAACACTTCAGTGAATGGAACTAGACAACTGCAAACGGATTCCACCTTTGGGCTTACTTCTTCTTGGTCGATCACCATCAACGAGAATGACAAGGTGGTCATTACTTCAGATACAAAGTTCGACTTAGTGCCTTTGGGATCAAGTGATCCAATGGGCTTTGGCAATGCAACCTTGACAGCCACAGCGACAGGTGCAAATTGGGAAGTGATAGCACCAAATGATTGGCAGCGTGGCCTTGCTGCCCTCGAGGACACCTTTTACAGAATAGATGAAGTGGGCGGTGCTGGCACTTTCAACTTCCCCAACAACGTGCCTGATGTTCAAGACATCACCACCTTTTTAAGGTTAACAGAAGGTGATCTTGATGACTTCAGTCTTCAAAGCCTTACCGAGCTTGACAATGCAGCACAATCAACAAGTGATATTTATTGGTCAATAGATGACAATGGTTTTACTCATTGCTTTTATCCAACAAGTGCAGGTGCTATCACATGGAGCAACACAACCATAAGAGACCTACTTGGATTCACAGGGAACGAAACAACCACGACAAGTGGAAGTTACAGCAGATTGACTTCAACCCACAAGAACAGTGGGGCCTTATTACCATCAAGACCTTACCAATCACACCACCTTCAAGTTCAGAATGTTGGACAGAGCAGAAGAAAAATTGGTGGTGGTTATGTCACAAACTTTGTTGGTTCTTACGTTACTTCTATATTGCTCTTTGACCTTGATGCACTACTTGACCAAAGTGATGACTATAGACACTTTACAAATAGGTTTTTGCCATTGGTCGGGCCAGGTGAAAGAATCAACTTTTACCAATGTTGGGGGGATAGTAGGCGAGCATTGAGGACTGCTCAAGTGGTAGGAAGTCAAGAAGCGTATGACCTTCTTTACACTTCAGAAGACAATGGTGAGTTTGGAAGGATAAGAGCAAGTCTTTTGACTGCAGAATATGACCTTGCTTATCCATCAAGACTTCAAAGACGTGTTCCTGTTTCCATGGAGATTGAACACTTATGAGCAACACCTTTACAAGCACACCAACACTTGTTGATTCGGGGCGAGTATCAGCAAGCCAAACAATAAGAACAACGGAAGCCGCAAGGCTTGGAGACTTGCAAAATTATTGCTTTGCCTATGGTGGAACAGGTGATGTAGTCAACCAATGTTGGGATGCTGGTGTTTTATATATCGATAATGCTTCAAGTGGTGATATTTGCGAATGGTATATCCCAAGACCTTCCAACCTTCACAACACTTTCAAGTTCAGAGTGGCTTGCTTTACTACCAAGTCAGGTTCAAGCGTTCAATGTGAAATCAAGTTCCCTATTTCGGGCAACTCTTACAACGCAAGCACCACCATCACAGATGGCTCAAGGTATGCTTCAGTTTTTGAAGAATTAACTGTCAGTGTCACAGGAACAGAGACAGAGCTTTATTGCATTTGTCGATTGAATGTAACAGCTCTAAGTGGTTCGGGTAGCATTGTGGAAATCTCCAATGTTGCAGGTAGGTGGTCACCATTGACTTCACCACTGAATACTTCACCACTTGGTCAAGGTAGTGATTCATTTATTCCCCAAGGGATAAGCAGACTAGGCCAAGACTTTCCTTTGCCTGCAAGGTTCGGAGTGCAAACAATAGAGAATATCGAAGTGCTTAGGAAGAGAGGAAGAACCTTGCTTAATTGGTCGGGTGCAGAAAGATTCAGTTCTTTGGTGAGTCCTGCTAAGGGGCTTGGAATAGCAGATGTTGAAGTCATGTTCTCTAAAGCTGCCTTGTTTGCTGGCATGAACCAAGTCAACCTTGATGTGGATATATTCTTAAAGATTGTCAACCATAGCTCAGGCACTAGCTTTGACATCTTTGGCCATAGGCTAACACCTGCCACCAATGGGTGGAATAGCTTTGGGGTGACATTAAGGCTTGATGAATCACCACTAAGCAATGAGTTTAACTTGTCTATGTATCGTGTCGGAGTTGAGAACACAGAAACCAATGGTAACAATCTGCTAAACTTTAACAATCGTGTTTCAAGTGATATGTATATTAGCGCAATATCCATCATAGGAGTTTAATAATGCTTATCCCCACAGGCTTTGCAAAATTGCCTTCTATTGATTCTTGTTATAACAACCAACTTGTTTTTGGTGGTACAGTTGGACAGTTAGCCAATGGCCTTGCACAGCTTTCTAATTGCAAGTTTCTTGGTGAAGCCCATTACCACATAGGCCAAGAAGTACCAAGTGCTATTGGTGGAGCGACCAACACCAACACCACCTTGAAGCTATCCACCACTACATGGAACTTGCTTTATCAATCCACACCACTTTCAACACACTTGGCAGTTATCGCTTATTATAAGGCAGGTAATTACAGCTTTGGTCCATACTTGCAATTCAGCTTAAGGGCTACCTTTGCGAATAGCTACACAGGTGCGGTTCTCGATTATGGGTGCAAGTTCCAAGCTGGTATTGACCTTGCACATGAAAGAGACAATCTACAAGAAGCCTTCACAGGTTGTGAGCTCATACCCGCACCAACTAACACAAGTCCCGAACCACCAAGGCCTTTGTATGTGCCTTTAGCTCATAGGGGTAGTTTGTTGAATGTGGTGGTGGAAAGTCAAAACTTGCTTCCCTATAGTGTCCATATTTATGATGTATTAATACCAGAGGTGACAGTATGACAGTCTCAAGCTCACATGGTAGGCGAGTCTTTGCCCTTCAAGTCAGTGGCCTTGAATACCGTTATCACAGCAATACACCACCAAGTTCAAGCAATCTTGATTCAACTATAACAAGCTCGATTGATTACATTGACCAAGAAGGGATTGTGTCAGTTGGTGCTTTTAGTGCAAGCATAGACCCAAGTGGAGGGGTAGCCCAATATGGTGCACTATCCATCACTTTGCAGATTGATAAGAAGGCTGGCCTTGGTGATCCTGGCATTATCTTTGGTCGATGTGGTGCAAGAAGTGCAGGCACTAGGGCACAGTTAACAAATGATGCAGACCGAACCACCACCACCTTTGAAGTTGATACCAACTTAACAAGTCTGACTTATCCAAGGTTGCTTCATATTGGTTCAGAGACTGTGAGAGCAAGTAGTGCAACCACTAACACAGTGACAGTGACAAGAGGACAAGGAAACACCACACCACAAAACCACAGCATAAGCCTTGAAGGTTCTTTTGTTCCCGAACTTACAACAGAGATCACCACCTTTAGAGGTCGAAGGGCTAAACTGTTTTGTGCTCATAGGTATGCAGATGGATCAACAAGTGATTATGTGGAGATTGTAAATGGGTTCATCGAGCAAAGCCCGAACATTGAAGAAGGTGATACTATCTCTTTATCAATCGTTCCATTGACAGCCTTGATTGATACTGACCTAACAGACAAGATCAACCAAACACAGTTGCTTCAAGACTACCACTACTATGACGGTATTAATGGAAGTGCTTTAGAATATGCCCTTGGTCGGTCACATGATTCTAGCTTTGACCCCATAAGACTTTATGTTGACACTAGTGCAAGCATAACAGCCAACACCTTCCAAGTGACAGTTGACCAAATACAAGGCTATCAACATATACTTGATGACTTTGACCCTACCTTGCCAGGAGGGCCAGACCTTGATGATTATAGACATGAACACCCACGTTATCCAAAGTTGACAAGGTTGACAGATAGCAGAACAGAAACAGATGGTGTATTCCCAACAGCGACAGCCTTTAGCCTTAGCCTTCCTGGCTATGTCATTAATGCAGACAGCACACCGGGCAACGCTTTAACAGCTGGTGAAATCACAGCCACAGAAACATTCACAGTCTCTTCAAGTACTGAGATTAAGCAGCATGAACTTGGAAGTGCAGAAGTGAAGCGGTGGCCTAATGTCATAAATGATACTCTTGAAAGTGAAGGGCCTAGCTCAGTCACAGGTTTAAGCGGTGGTGTGGCAAAGTGGAGAATTAATGCTGAAAACCAAATAAGAGCCACCAAGTTGAGTAGCTCACCTTTCATTGCTACAGTCACCTTATGGACACACAGAACACCTTACGAGCAATGGCAAACAAGCAGCGCTGAATCACAAAGTAGCCGCTTTCCTTGGGCTTGGTCGGCCAATGGAACAAACTACATGCTCGATGACCTATCAAGGTTAAGCTACCCCATAGACATTGGACAAGGTGAAGACCCCTATTTGGATTCACCAACCCAAGGCGATATTGGCTATTATAAGATAGCAAGGCTTTGGAGGATTGAAGATAGTGGCTCAATATTACCTGTGAGGGATATTGCAAAGGCCTACTATCAATTATATGAATCAGCCATCTTGGTTGAAAACAGTCTTGGTCTTCCTACTTCAGAAACAGCTGGTGTTAGCTATGACATTATTGTGTCATACTATGACCGAACAAGCGACAGCATAAAGCGGCAGTCTTTCAAAGCAAGCCATGAGACCACAGCCACCTTTGGTGGAACAGATGTTGGTGTACTTATCCATATAAGTAGTGAAAACGACTTTACCCAACAAGTGAGCTTTGGAGATTGGACCGACAAGGAAAGAACCTTGCTGTTTAGAGGTTCATCTTTAATAAGGGAAGATGTTGGAACTATCCTTTTAAGATTGCTTGAAAGTGGTGGAGGTGGCCAAATTAATGGCACTTATGACACCTTAGCCATTGGCTTCAATATCAACAGTACAGATATTGATGAAGAATCATTCTTGGCTATTGGTTCAAGTTGTCCTTTCTCACTCACCAATAGGTTCGCAGGTGATGGCACGAACTTGAGAGACATCTTTGAGAGTCTTCTTAAGTTGGTTGGTGCTGTGCTCATTATGAAGCGAGACGAAACCACAGGAAGAAGTAAGATCACTCTTCAAGCCATTGGCCAAGAAAGATTGGTTGATGTGTCCGCTACTATTGCCAATGGTGATTGGCTTGCAGATGAACCACCACATTGGGATATTTATGATGATATAGTCACTCAGATTAAATATGAGTTCGATTATGACCCAGCAGAAGATAAGTTTCTAAGTGAAGTAGTTTTCAATAACCAAGAAGCGATCAACCGTTTTGGCGGTGAAAGCTCCAAGATTACCTTGTCTTTGCCTGGTGTCTCTTCCAATGATGTTGGTCGTTTTGCAGGTGATAGGTTTGCACGTTTCCTTCCCACGTCTAACAGAATATTCAATATTCTATCCAATCCCTTAAGGCTTTGGCGAGGGGCTATTGGCAGCGGTCCAAGTATCTTCCTTGATGTTGGTTCTTACATAGCTGTGAACAGTCCTCATCTTCGTGGCTATTCAGATAGCTATGGAGTCACCAATGGTGTGGGAATGATACGAAGCATTAACCAAGAATTAATGGGTGAAGGTTGCACTCTTGAGATATTGACCACAGGACTTTCCCCTGTAGCTTGGAACGCTACTGCCACAGTAAGCACAATCACAAGCACAACCAAGGTTGAAGTCAAGGCTAACGACTACAGTAGAACGGACAGTGCAGATGTTAACTTCTTTGCAGTTGGTGATGTTGTGGACTATTTGCCTAATGGCAATCACGATGCTGCTATCACAGGACTAGAGATTGATTCCATCAGTGGCAACATTATCACCTTCACCACTTCCCATGGTATCACCACCACAGAAGGAACACTTGAACCCACTACTTACGCCAATGCAAGCACCACCCACCAAAGTGATGCTTACCTTGCAAACAGTGCAAACTTAATCAACTCAACAGTACCAGCACAGGAGTATTCATAAGATGCCTACCAAAGCCGAACTTGAAGCCAAGATTGAATCATTAAACGAAGACCTTAGAAGACAGCAAAGGGCAATCAACCAACTGAACATTGACCTTGATGACTTGCCACCTGTGGCCTTCAACCAATTTACTGCACCACATGCAAACGAGCATGCAAGGGAAGCAATCAACCGAGCACACAAAGAATGGGAACTTGTAGTCAAAGACCCTTCAAGCGGTGAACGTATTGACCTTTATATCAAAAGCAGTCATGGCCTTAAGTGGTCTTGGGAAGAAAACTATACTCGCAACGGTCAGTTTGCTTGGTGTGGTGCTTTCGCTTCTTGGTGTTACACTGATGTTAAGCAACCCATAAGAACCAAGATATTTCCTTCCTGTTATCGTATGTACAAAGCATGGTCCAACACTTCAAGACGTATTGATCCAATGAAGGTGCAGCCTGGTGATATTGTGGTTATTTATACAAGTAAGCGTTCAGTCCAAGGGGATCATATTACCTTGTGTGTTGATACAAGCAATATTAATGAAGGCTATATCAACACGATTGAAGGGAACGCTAAAGGAACGCTTGGTGATGGAACTTATGGTGAAGGTGTCATCAAGCAAGAAAGAACCTTGGATAAGATTGCACATGTTTACAGATTGCTTGGAGAGGACTTTAACGAATGACCGACCAAGAAAAAACAGAACTACAGTTCAAGGACAAGATGGGAGGGAGGAAGGTGACAGCCTTCTATGCTACCCTTGCAAGCTGTCTACTATTGGCACTACTCGACAAAGCACATGGTGAAGTCTTGGGTCTTATTGATACTTTGTTTTTCATTTATGCAGGTGCTAATGTAATGACTAAGAGGTCACCACAAATAAACGTTCAACAATCAAGCGAGGTTCAAAACAATGGGAAATAAACTAGGTGTTTCAAACCCTGTCTCAGCAGGTCAAGTAATCGGGTCTTACAATGCTTCAAGCGTAAGCGATACCGATTGGCACACACTAACAAGCAATGAGTTCTATGATGCAACCACAGGAACACAACTTGCTGATGGATTGCAATTTGCTTTTGTGGCCTTAATCAGTTCATCGACTTCCACTCTTAGTTATTTGAAGCTAAGAGAAGCAAGTGGAGCAGGTGATGGAAAGACCAACACTGATGGGGTAATACCTGTCTTTGGTCGTTTTGAAGTTGACGTGCAAGCCCTTCAAGATGGTGCAAGTGTGACTTCGATTGCTTATGCCAAAGGTGCTACAGGTGACAGTGTTGTCCTTGTTGCTGGCTTCAATAAATAAGGTGGTGATTCATGGCGATTAAATTAGATACCTTTTCGAGTGCTGGCGGTGGAGCAGGTACAGACAACCTTGATGATGTTACTTCAAGAGGTGCTACAACTACCAACGCAATCACAGTTGGTGGTGTAACCGTTGGTACAGAGTACACGCTACCAAGTGCAGATGGTTCAACCAATCAATACTTAAAAACTGATGGTGCAGGTAATTTAAGTTTTGCTGATTTAGACATCACAGGCGGCTTGACTTATCAAGGTGCTTTCAATGCTACAGCTGGCACACCTGACATAAGCAACGCTGAAAAAGGTGACTTCTATGTCATTGACACAGCTGGCACAATCTATGGTCAAACTTGGGCGGTGGGAGATCACTTGCTTGTCAATGAAGACATGGGTGGAACTATCACCAACAGCAAGATTGACAAGATTGATAATACTGACCAAGTTACAAGCGTTAACGGAAACACAGGTGCTGTTGTTCTTAGTGGTGATGACTTGGCAGCCGACCACACAGCGGTGAACTACACAGCGACCAATGCCAACATTGATGGTCATCTAAGTGGGATTGATACTGCTATTGGTGCAAGTTTAAGTCCAACCCTCGATGACGTGACCACCAACGGAAACACAACCACCAACACCATTGAAGTTGGTCAAGTCACTGTCAGTGGTGACATCTTGGCAAGTAGTGCAGACACAAGAACCATTGGTGCAGAAGGTACAAGGTTCATCACTTATTATGGTGACATGAATGGAGCGATAAGATTC